ATGCGTGCATTGTTATGGGTGTTGTGTTTCGCGTCGGTCAGTGCTTTTGCCGAGGATTATTACTGGCAACTCAATGGTCCGACTTCGCCTGAGAAGTTCGGCAGTCCTAGTGCGGCGTGCGAGGTTGGATTGGGCATTTATAAGGCTCAATATCCTTCGGTTGAAATGGTAATTAACTCTCGCGAAATGAGAAGCTCGACAAACTATGTTTGCACGGTGTTTAGATATTTTAATGGCAATCGTATTGAGCCGAGCTTTACTATTTCGGTCATGCGCAAGGGGACTGGCTGTCCTGCGGGGGCTACATATAATGCGCAGACAGGGATTTGTGAAAAACCTCCGGAGAATAACTGTATTGCTGGGTTGAGTGATTTGTTCAGTTCTCCGCCGTCTCCGGTATATCAGTTGAGTGGCCGCAATGTGGTTGATTCCAGGCCGCCAACGGGTTGCAAGGCTAACTGTACGTATTTGGCGACTTCATCTAAGTCTAGTGGTTGTTTCTTTGTTCCTGGCTCGACGAATGAGGGCTTCTGCAATTACTGGCTGACGACTGATGGCAGTACGTGTCCGACTGACACGAATAACCCGGGGATGTCTGGACCCTCGTTGAACGATACGCCGCCGACTGATCCGGACGAACCTCCGTCCGATCCGAACAATCCGGGGTGTCCGGCTGGCTATAGCTGGTCTGGTACGACGTGCGTGAAGACCCCCACCGATCCGACCGATCCGACTGACCCCACGGACCCGACCGACCCCACTGACCCGGGCGATGGTGGTGATGGCGGTACCGGTGGCGGCGGTACGGGCGGTGGTGGTGATGGTGGAACTGGCGGTGGTGGCGATGGCGGTACAGGTGGTGGTGGCGATGGTGGTACGGGTGGCGGCGGCGATGGCGGTACGCCTGGAACTGGTGGCGGTGGCGATGGTGGTGGTACGGGTGGCGGTGGCGACGGCTCAGGGGAGGGCGGTGGAACTGGCGGTGGCTCGGGTCTTACGGGCGGCTGTAAGGACGATAGTTGCGCGTTTGTGCAGAACAACCCGTTCGGTAAAGACAAGGTGCCAGGTTTCGACGAGTCCCTACAGAAGGCTTGGACGGGAATTCAGAAGTCCCCGATAGGCCAGGCGCTGGGTCGCATCAACTTTCCCAGCGGGGGCGCTTGCCCGACGCAGAGCGTGTCGCTGTTCAACACCAGCATCATGTTCAGTTCTCATTGTGATCTGTGGGCGCAGATCGAGCCGATCTTGCGGGCAGTGTTCTTGGCGTTTTGGGCGCTGCTGTCGGTCCGCGTGTTCTTGTCAGCGTGAGGTGATATATGGAAGGCATTCTTAGTGCGATTAAACAGCTTATTCAGACGGCGACCGATTTCTTTCAGCGTGCGCTTAAGGCAATCGAGGACTTCTTTAAGTGGGCGCAAGATGCGTTTGATTATTTCTGGAATCTCCTGACGGTTTTCCCGCAGTGGATTTTTCAACAGATTGTTTCCGGCGTCGTGAAGTTCTTCGAATGGTTGCCGGTGCCTGACTTCTTCGTTACAGCCGGTAATGCGTTCCAGGGAATTCCGCCATCGGTCGTTTATTTCGCCAATGCATTCCAGATTGGTCCAGGCGTGACCATGGTCCTGGGCGCGTATCTGCTGCGCTTCATTCTCCGGCGTATCCCGATTATCGGTTGAGGTGATGTATGGCGATTGATGCATATGTTGGCAAGCCTGGGCACGGTAAAAGTTACGGCGTTGTCGAGCACGTAATTATTCCGTCGCTGAAACAAGATCGGCATGTTGTGACGAATATCCCGCTCGAAGTCGATATGTTGCTGATGGATTTCGGCGGAACTATTGAACAACTGCCTGAAGACTGGTTTGAGCGTGAAGACTTGGCCGACTTTGCGCCGCCTGGTTCGGTCCTGGTCCTCGACGAATTGTGGCGGCGCTGGCCCAAGGGCCAGAAGACCAACGATGCGCCGATGGCTGACAAGAAACTGTTGGCCGAGCATCGTCACCGCGTAGACAAGAAAAACCGCTCCATGCGCGTTGTCATGGTGACCCAGGACCTCGACCAGCTCGCGAGCTGGGCCACGTTGCTCGTCGAAACCACGTACCGGATGGTCAAGAAGTCGAAGACCATGTTCCGGGTCGATATCTACAACGGCGTGGCCAAGGGCGACAGCCCGCCGAAGTCGAAGCTGCTGCGCAGCACCGCGGGGCGTTTCAAGCCGGACGTATACCGCTATTACAAGTCAGCTACGCAGTCGGAAACGGGCAGTGTAGGGGATGAGTCCAAGGCTGATTCTCGGGCCTCGTTCCTGCGTTCTTGGGGCTTCTGGTCGCTGATTGGGTTGATCGTTGTGTGCTTGGCCGTGGGCGTGCCTGGAATCATCAAGTTCTTCACGCCGCCTCAGCCGAAACATGCTGTATCGCCGGCACCGGTTGCCAAGGTTGCCGAGCAGGTTCAGCCGGCTATTGCGCCTGGAGCGCGTGCTGCTCAGGCGGTGTATGGGACGCCTTCGGACGGTCCGGTCTTGTCGTCGGTGTGGCGGATCGCCGGGTATGTTCATGCTGGCTTGGGCAAGGCTGACGCGTGGCGATCGCGTGATGGCTACAATGCGCAGCCTGACCAGCCGATTAGCAAGACGTCGCGCGTCGTGATCGTTTCGGACAACGGCCGCACGCGGTTCTGGCCGTTTGAGAAGTGCCGGTTCTTCGAGCGCACGCCTGACTTGTACTGTGATATCGACGGTGAGCGTGTGACGTTTTGGACGGGCCGTGGAGCGATATCGACAGTGATGGATGCGACAAGCACCGCGAGCGGCGGCAGCCAGCGTAGCGCAGCGTCCGCCGCGACCGGTGCGCAGGTGCAGACCCCGCATTCGTTTCAGCCGCATCAACCGCAGCAGGGAACCCGCGTGACGGTGGTGTCTGATAACAGCCGCTTACCTCGCACGTTGTGAGTCCTGGCTTCGCATAATGTGGACGGGATTACGTTAGGCCAGGCCCGACCGAAGGGAGAATGCGCAGACCGGAAAATTTCAGTCCGGTCAAGCATTTACACGTAATCCCCATTATGCGATGCGACCCGTTATTTGCGGCTTTGTCCGAAGACAACAGGCTCTTCGGTCAAGGGTCTAGCCCTGAAGCTCGACAGCGCCTTTGTTCTCTCTGCGCTCTTTTGGGCGACTTCAATGGCGTCCTTTTTTGCCATTGGCTCGGATCCTGTTGGCTTCCAGGTCCTTGAGTTCTTCAGCTTGAATTCAACCACCCATTTTTCGTGATCCGTCACGGTATCTCTGTTTTCCGTGATGCGTGACGCTAATTCTGCTTCCAGCTCGGCAATTCGTTGCAGCGCCTGGTCGAGCTCGTCTTGGGTGCGCTGCCATCCGTCGAGGATTTCCTTTACGCCATCGGCGGGGATCGATGGGACATCTTTTCGTGACGTCTGATCGTCACGCTTTTTCTTGTTCGCCCGGTAGCGCCGCGCCCGCTCTGCGTCCGACAGGGCTTTGCCGGTTGCAGGCCGGCCGCGCCCGCGCTTCGGCTGCTCGAAGGGAAGGGGCTGGGTTTGCTTGTCGGTTGGGTCGATCATTGCGGCATCTCCATGCTGGCTGGGCATGGGATAATTATACGTGACGCGTCACGATAAATACAGGAATTAGTGTGACGAATCACGACAAATAGCGACCGTTCGTCGGTATTTAATGTGACGTACCGCGGCGCGTCACGATAAATAACGTCGCCCCGCTTTTTGGATCCTCCAGCCCCTCGTAAGCCCCGGCAGGTCAAGGGCCGCGACCCCGGCTTGTCAGCGCTTGCGGTGACAAACGGAGTCCCGGGCGGAGCGAACCCTTGAACC